AAGCGGAACTAGCTATAGCAGTATCTGGATATATGTATTGATTATCGTTAAACTCCGTATCTAGAGGTCCGCCTACTCTAGCATTGAATCTATTTCTTTGACCAGCATTATTCCACTCGGCTAAAGAGTACCTAATTAAGAATGGAAATCTATTCTTATTTTCGAGTATCTGCGATCTAAATATATCTCCCATGTAAAAGTAACTAAAATTAGTTTCTATACCTTTATAACCAAGGAATACATTACTGCTTTTGGATTGGCCTGGAAGTAGAAATGTAAGAGTTTCTCCTATTTCCCTAAACAGTATTGGATCGTAAGAAAACCCGCCCTTAAATACTCTCTTAGAACCGTCCAACGTCTTTTGAAAGCTTGGTTTAACTAGGTCTGATAGGGAGATAATGACATTATTACCAGACTTAAAAATATTTTGTACCTCAAATAGATTCTCGTTTCTTTGGTTGAGTTCTACTAGGTTCTGATTCTCATCAACAAGATACTTAAGCGTTATGGATGTTTTGTCGTTGAAGTTTAGACTTTGGCTCTGAAAGTTCTTAACCCAACCCACTTTAATTGAATTCCTGTCTATAGCCGCAGTCTTACCGTAAGACCTGTCACCCTCGTAAGTCGAGCTAGCCGTAGTGTACGTGTTGTAGACCTTACTTGTAGTTTTTGATCCAAAGTACCTTGCGTCTGTAAAAGCCCTTGTAGCGTAGTTATAGTCCTGTATGTACGCGTAAGGATCCCCTGATTTGTCGGTATCGAAATCTACGGTCAAGTTTTCTTCATTCGGTTCTGTAAGCAAAAAGTTTCCGTTTTCTAACAATATGTGTTCGAAATTATCAAACCACTTTCCTATAGCTTTAGTAATTAATGGTAAATTTGTAGGTTGGTTCTGGTTGTATGCATAATCCAGCTCTAAGAACCTTTTAGATCTATTAGCTGTTATAGCGTTCTGGTAATTTGCTGGGAAATCCACTTCTACGCTACCTGATGCGGTGGTTGAGTAGTCGGACTGATCGAAAGCCTCTCCAGTTGTGGCTTGAACGAAAGATCCACTGAGCCTTCCGGTAAATTTGGCCAGATCCTCTGTATAGTCTTTTGTAACATAGCCAAGGGACGTATTGATTATATCAGTGTATTGCGTACTCCCTTGAACAGCACCAGGATCGCTCCCGGCTATCGAAACCATATCTATTGATTCAGAAATGTTGTTATCGAAACTCATGCTAGGTTCGTGCCTAGCGTACTTATTTCGCTCCAGGATGTGACTTTTAACGATTATGCCTGTTGAAGCGTTAGCCTTAGATGGAACGAAGTCTTTTATGGTCTTGAACAGAGAGTTGTTGTAGTACTTTATTATGCGTATGTACTCCCAAATGCTGTGAGGGTAGTTGTAACTCGCAAAGTAGTTATCGCTAGCTGTTTTAAGGTCTGGGTAGTAGGATAAATATTGGTGATTTGGGTTGCCTATTAGTTGGTCTAAATTAACAAAGCCGGAAGAAGACACAAAGTTCCTGTTTATTTGGTCCGAGGGCGAGAAGCCAACCTCCACGTCGTTGGTGTTTAGTCGGTTGTCTGTGTTGTATTCTTGTAAAGTAACGTAGGGAGATAGTACAGAAGAGGACAGCTGCGTAGTTTGCGTGAAGTAATTTATCTTCTGGTCGTTTATCTCGTATATTCCGCTTCCTGTGTATCTACTGTTACCTCCGAATTCGTTTACGTCTAGTATGTCCTCTGGTATGCCGTAACAAGCTATCAAGGCTTTTACCGCCCTTTGTGTTCCCTTAGTCTTCAATAGATAGCTCAAGTTGTGATACATTCTCTTGTATACCTCAGCGTCCAATTGCTTGGGAGAAAGAGTGTCTATGCTAGAAGTCACGTATTCGTTAATGAGTTCAGAACCGGTTGGAGGTAACAAACTACCGTCTTGGTTCACACCGAACAGCGTGTAGTACAGATTGTCAGATACGCTTGTGTTAGTGTATAAATTGAACCCAAACCCACGTAAAGCATCTGCAACCATGTCCTTTGATAGGCCTAGATTTGGACTGTTAAAGGAAGAATACCTGTTACTCAAATCTTTGTAATACAACCATAGATTATCGAAGTGTTGGCCAACCATATCGATAAAAGTAACGTACGGTTGGTTATTAGCATCTTCCAATAGGTACTGGGGAATGGCGTTAGAAAGCTTGTCTTTGTTTGTGTTGTCGTAAAAAGAAGCAGAATACAAAGTAGATACTCCACTAGTGGAAGGGTGTGTGTATTCGTCTCCCAACCAAGCTAAAGCCTGAGGAGAAGTTACGGAGTACAACTGGTACGGCTTGGTTGAATTTGATTTCGGCCAAGCAAAAGACTCTGAGGAGAAGTACAAATAATACTCGTACGTATCGAACTTATTTATTATGTTGTCTATGCTCTGTTGCGCTAATACATTAGACTGAGAGACTATCGTTAAAGAGCTTGGCGACATTGAAGAGAACGTGGTCGTGTCCTCTATCTCAGCCTTATACTGCTCTATGAGTCCAAGCTTATATACGAAGTTGTTTACTCTTTCTGTGGCGCTTGAGAAGTGAATGAAGTTTGCGAAGTTAGAGTAGTCTACGTTTATCTCTATTGACTTGTCTTGGTAGTAACTAAGCAACTGTTGTAAAGAAGAAGACATAGTACTTGAAAACAACGAAGAATAAGAGTAATATGGAGTAGTCTGTCCTACGCGTTCTCTAATTTTTATCCTATTGTTTGGTCCACGAAGAGCGTTTTGAACATCTGTTGGATCTTCTACTATCTGAGTATCAACAGTGTATATTACAGAATCAGCTATCCTATCGCAAATCCAAAGTGTGTCTTTAACTTCGAAATCCTCCGGTAGGGGTTCATACAGCTTTATAAGCAAATAAACTTCGCCGTCCTCTTCACTTAGAATAGCATTGTTTGCTATTACTAGTCTGTTCTGCGCGAAGTTTAAATAGAAGTCTACGTAGTAGTTCTTTGTAGATACGTAAGCCTGAAAGTTTGCAAAACCCGCTCTAATAACCTCGTTGCTTACGTTCTGACTACTCAGTTTCAATTCCGTACCAGACGTAGAGATCTCTTTTATCCAGTACTTAGAAACATTGGAAGAATTGAATAAAGGCTTTAGTAGGTTATATTGAGCGCTAACTCTTCCGCGAGTAAGACCCAGAGCGTTAACATCGGCCTTTGGATCTAATTCTATTTTTGTGTAAAAGCCAGTGACAGGATTTACGTTGCCTTGAGATACTTTGTAAGTTGTTACGTCCTGGTTGTAGTCTAAAAACTCCCCGCTTTCTCCGTACACAGTTACCTCAACAACATCCGCATTGGGATCCATCTCTGTGTTTGTGTAGCTGGAGACTATAAGTTGATTGTCCTTATCGTCGTACCTTTGAAAGTCTACTGTCCTACCGGTGCTGTATACGTTTACTAATTCCATTACCCAAGTATGTTGTTTGTTGACATGAAACTACTGTTTATCTCTATTAATTGGCTTCTTAAAGAGTTTATTTCCTCTATGAGAGCTTGTTTATCTGCGTCTATAACGCTTCCTCCCAAGTACTGTGTGCTTCTTTCTACCAAATACCTATGAGAATTTAATTCACCATCAACTGGTATATCGAAAAAAAGTTGTTCGTAAAGTTCAAAAAATCTTTCTACTGTGACTGTAGGTTCAATCTCTGTAATTTGGGTAGACGCGAGCTCCTTGAACTCTGTATCAACAACAGAAGTATAAGTATTCGAACCCTTTACCCTTTTTACTAGATTGACTTCTTGCGTCATAGCGTTACTTTGAATATGTAATCGTTATCGTAGCTCACAATTTCACCAGAATATAACACAGATTTTATCATTATTTTATAATATCTTTCGGGTTGCAAACCTTTTGAATAAAGATCGAAATAACTGCTAGTTCCATCGCAACTAACTTTAGTGTATTCTGTATCGTAGTCTATTACTATATCGTTGCTTTTTGCGTCTAAAAGTGACCAGTAGGTAGTTTTTGGAAGTCGCTTGTTAGTCGTATACAAAGAAGCCGTTGTAAAGACCCTCTTTGGATACATATCTCTACAGTTAATTCTGAAACGATATTTTTCTGTGTTTACATTGTAAGTGCCCATATTGTTTGCTATGGTTAAAACAGAATAAGAGTTTTGCTCTTCTGCTAAAGATCCGCTAACATAAGTACTATCGTCCCATCTAATCTCTAGAGTTGGAGGATATATCGTATGCGTATCGTTGCTAAAGTAGTTAAGTACTATATA